CCAGCGTAGTTTCTATAATCTAAACTTGGGTTTGTTGTTACGCCTATAATAGCATCGCCAGTTGATGCCATATACATTTCCCAATACCATTTTCCAGACGACACACCATGTGTGCCAACAGTGGTATTGTAATAACCTACTGCACCAGACTTGGTAAAATGTAAATTACCTTCTTTTAAAACTGGGCTTGCTGACCCAGCCGCCGATGGGCCAAACGTGCTAAGAGGATTAAACGTACAAAAATTATTCGTTGGCGTATCAGGCACGGAATCCCGATAATCTAAATTAACAGGTGTAAAGTGATTGCCGTTGGTGGTTACATCTTTGAAAAAGGCTGCTTCACGAGTGTCGGCAAAGGCCATATAGATAAATGTGCCACTAGAGGCGTTAATGTCTGAGCCGCTATGTTTAATCTGAAAGCCTGTTGCTGTTACTTCAATGGCGTAACTGGAACCAACGCTTTCTGCATTGTTTAAATTAGCATAAAGTACATTGTCATTAGGATTAGAAGGATGTCTAGTAGTGTCCCATATATACCAATGACCACTGCTATCAGCACGTTTAACCATAACATAAGCAGGACGGAAGCCTGTCGTTACTGTCGGCCCTGTCGATGACCCATTTCCACTGTATGAATCAAACTTACTGTAGCCAGAAACTTCTGCCCAACAATACGCCACATAACTTTCACCGTTATTATTTGTTAAGCCATTAGCCCCAGTTGTAAACACAGTGCTTGTAGCTGCTGTACCGCCCCAAACAGTGCTGCTAGTATAAACCGCATTACTCTGATTTAGTCTTAAATATTCATTGCCAGCTATATCCAAAGATGAATGATACACAACCCAATCGGCTGTTTGAGTGAGGTTTTTCAAAAGTATCCATTTTGGTTCTGCCCCCAAACCATGCGCTATTGTTGCGCTTTGATAGTTGCCAGTGTATTTTACTACCGAAAACCCCTTAGATGTATCTGCCGATAACCTAGTTGCAGCTATTGACCCACCCAACGCAGAACCAAGATTAGAGCCATCTATCTTGACTGACCCTGCTGTTGGAGTTGCCCCTGCACCAGCACTATTATCGGCTGTTGGTGTGCCACCAGCTTCCCAGCACCAAGCAACCATAGCACCTGAAGGCTTGTTAACTACTTCGTTACCGTCATCCCCAAGCGTAAAGCCATCACCATCGAATGACATAAGTGCATCTGATAGACTGCCTTCAGTACCATTAGCTGCTGGTGTTATGTCTTTATTTGCGCCTCGCACAACATCAAATGCTTTGGGAAACTCAGTACCACCTCTGCTTTTAACCCAAACAAAAGCTGGAGAAAAACCCAGGCCACTTATGCTTTGCCCAGCGGATGTCCCAGTATAGGTAACAGTATTGAACCCCTCAGAAACCACATCATCCTTGAAAGTCAGGTGAAAACCATTGGTTCCAAATGTTAGACCGCTGGTATCTTTTGGTATCCAGATGCCGTCCTTAGTTTCGCCAAAGCTGGCGGCAGTCAGGGCTGTTCCGTCAATGAAATTTACTTCGGCTAGGTAGCCGTCAAAGGCTTGGTCTGAACTAAAAGAACGGTATCCGATTATATGTGTGTTTGTACTATTTACATTTGTATCTGCGTTTAATGTTGGGTTTGTGTTAAAATCAAAAGCCGTTTGTCTTACACCATTAACATATATTTTTAGTCTGTCTCCAGCAGTTGAATCTGTAGTATCAACAGCCACGACAAAGTGATACCAAGCTGAAGGGTCACGCAATCTTAGTGTTGTTGCTGTATCACCACCGCCAACGCCATTAACGCGCAGTGAAGTATTTGTACCGTCTGAAATATAAATTGCAGTTTGACCCTGCGCACCCCAAAGCCAACCCATGTCTCCCGAAATTCTACCCAACTTGACCCAACTACTCCAAGTCCACGTTTTTTGATTACTAGCAGACGCAGGGGTTCTGGTTAGATACTGGCTATCGTCATCATTGAACTTTAACGACTGGTCAAGCAGTAGCTTGTAAAAGCCTGTGCTTACTTCGCCTGAACCTGCTGCTTGAATTATGCTCATAATTAAACCCTAAGTTAAGATAGCCGTAGCACCCACAAGAATTGTATTATTCCCGCTAGCCGCAGTTACATAATATGTCACAAAGTAAGTACCTGTCGCACTAAGCGCAGTTAGGATATCTGCGTTGATAGCTACATCGGCATGTGCGCTAACTGTATGATTACCACCATTTACAAACTTAATAGAGCCTGATTGACCCGCAGCTTTATTTGTAAATGTCATTGTGACACTTCCGGCTGTTGTCGTAGTAAAATTGTTCGCTGTTGCTAAATCATAAGTCGCATCATTTTCAGCAGTTATTGTGCTGCCAATTGCTCTGCCAACTACTGTAACATCATCATTCATAGTGAATATGGTTGTGCCTGTTGCAATTGACGCAACGGTGGCATCGGCATCGTTTTTGATTGTTATGTCTGTGGTAGAGCCTTGCCCTGTCAGAATTAGCCCTTCAGCAGAGGTATAGCCGATAGCAGCATTGTCACCAGCAGCAGTATCTGCGCTAGGTTCAAACGTAGTTGCTGCCATCATTAAGTTACAAGTCAGGCTTGTGTCAGCAGCGTGTGTAAGCGTTACATCGCTATCTGCGCCAAACTTGAGAACGGCGCTATCTGACAGCAAAATAACATCATCGCCAAAGACAGCATCTTTTGCCACAGACAAGCCGCCATCAGTCTGCAACGATCCATCAGTTGTGCTTGTTGCGTCAGTGGTGTCATCTATTAAGACACGGCCAGCAAATGTAGCCCCGGCTGTACCAACCAGCGTTTGATCGCCGCCTGCTGGCAAGGTCAAGACATTTGTGACAGATGCACTGTGAGGTTGTGACTTTACTATCTGTCCGTGGCTGTTGCTCTCACAATTGAACTGGATTGAGCCGGGATTGGTATTGCCTCGCACAGTTACATGGCCTGTGCCGTGCGGTGCTAACTCAAGATCGGCATTAGACAATGTGACAATATCTTGCCCATTCATGTCCAAATTGCCGCCTAACTGTGGGCTGGTGTCCTGAACAACTGCTGTAATTGCACTGCTTGTTGCCAAGCCAGCAACAATGGTTGCACGGTCAATTTTTTTCAACCCGCCGCCAGAGGCGTCAACAGCAATGAAAAGATCACCGCTTGCAACTGTAGAAATTGCCGACAAACTGCCAACATCAACAGAGTTAAAGTTAGTGCCGTCAGCAATCAACAAATTGCCAGAGGTATTGGTTCCCATTGTGATATCATCACCAGTGACCGTCAAATCACCGCCAACTGTAAGGTTGCCAGCAACAGCCATAGTGCTATTTGCAACTGTTGAGTTTGGTGTCATGGTTAAATGCGTTACATATGTGCCAGCGCTATTAATATCGTTGCCAAGGGTCAGTGTGCCGCCGTCAGCGATGTTCAGCTTCCACTCATCGCCTGCGTCATCGCCCTCATCTGCCATGAGTGTAATAGCAAGGCCAGCGCCCTCTGCTGCTGATATTTTCAATGAATTAGTTGTTGTTTCATCGTACTGAATAAGCACATCAGAGTTTGTGCCAAAAGTAATTGTTTTGTCATCAGGCAGGGTAATGCCTTGTGCAAACGGTATAGCAGCCGTGCAAGTCTGTGTGCCGTCTTTGAGAATAGTCGTAGACAGGCCAGTAGCCATGCCGTCCAGTTCTGTATCGAACTTGCTGGCAAGGATTTTAACGCCGTTATCACGATCTGTTGTGCAGTCAAAAGTTCTGCTAAATGTGCCGCCACTAAATGCCATTAATACGGCCCTCCTGGTGCAAATGTGTAATGTGCTGAAATAAAGCTAACTGTCTGGCTATCGGTAGCCACTTTAATGCGTAGCGCTGCACTAAAGCCAAACTTGTTGACCGCCTTGCGGCGCTTGGTTATGCCAACCCCCACTGCGTCAGCCCAAAAGAAATCATCCCAAGTGGCTATATCCCAGCTTGCCATATTGCTTGCAAATGTTGTTGTTGCGACTGCGATTCCAGAAACAGGCGCTTGGTCAACCCCAACCCCAAAGTCAAAAGCCACATCGGTTTCACCTTCGAGCATTGGCTGCACAGAGCTAAAGCGCTTCACCCCGCCGCGATCACCAAAATAATTATAGCTAGTTGCCAAATCACCAACGATGTTTTGATCGATGTCAGCGTTGCCGCCTACTTTAAAAACCTTGCCGTCAGCGCTTCCAAAATATGTATCACCGTTGAACTGGCCCCAAACAACGGCTGGCAGATTTTGAAAAATGCACCAAGCCCTAATGATTGGGTTAAAAACATGCTGATTATATAGATCGTTGCTGTTGCCGGTTGGATAATTAAAATAAACTTTATCGCCATCTGGGCTTACAAATATCTGCCAGCCCTGACTTGTGCCTGTTTCCGCCACCTGGGCAATCACCGTGCCTCTGATCTTTTCTGATATGGCTGCCGCCTTGTTTCCAACAAGGTCTTGCCTGACCACTTGGCTTAACGGCAAATAACCCTCTTTGGTCATTATAACAACATCACCGCCCAGCTTGGCGATTGCGCGTTTTTCTTGAACCGGCTCTGCTAAACGGAACGAGCCAACCAGCGCAAAATCACTAGAAGGGTTAGAGCCGCTATAAATAAGCACCTCGCCTGATGACATAATAATGCAAAGCAAATCATCAACGCCCTCACCGCCGTCAATCGACAGGCTGTTGATCATTATGATGTTACCGCCGTAGGTGCCGACTAGACCAACAGGAAACTTGGTAAAATTGCCCTGAAACGTATCAACAGACGCACTGTGATAAAAATTCTGACTTGTGCCTGTCCAATAATAAACGCGGTTTTTGTGTGCGTGTACGCCGGTCAGTGTGTTTGGATTTACACTGTCTGATAGTGTGATTGACAAATCAGAAGCGCTAGAGCCATTCCAGCTAAACGGCAAGTTCGCGCCACTAGGCACAATGATAGATAAATTGTTAAACTCGATATGCTCTGCACGGCCATTGGCAAGGCCGGTTTTCTTACTGACGGCTGTTCCGCTATCAATCTGATATAACGTGCCATTGCTGCCAATTGCCAGCAACTGCCTGTTTGAGCCTGCGCTATGCTCTATCAGCGTTTCTACATCACCAGTGCCAATGCCAGTACAGAACTGCGTGTAACCATCGCGCAGCGTAATCTTGCCAGTAGTCGGAAAAAAATTGCTTAATATGAGCGCATCAGTAGGCGGCATGGCATCAATACTGTCACGGCTGTTCAAACCGCCTACAGGGGCTGGCACAGATGCCGCTTTTACGCGGTACTGGTTTGCTGATCTAGCTGCTTGTAGCATTAAAGTCCATATCCTGAATCTGGAAGGTTGTAGCTATATGGGCTGACCAGATAACGCCTATGATCGTCTAGTGTCAGAATTGGCGCACCGCCTGCACGGCTGATGGCCTGCCTAAGTTCCATTTGATACTGCCGGAAATCCTCATCATAGATCAGGCCGTGCGACTGCTTAAAGCGCCATGTAACGCCCATTTCCATTAATGTTTCGTCAAGTATCCCAACATCGCTATCAGCCGCCATAGCGGCCTGTGATGTGCCGCCGCTGGTCTGATTCCAGTGGCCGGATACATATTCAAAGCCAACAGTTTCTGCGCTGTCAGGTGTCGGTGTGATATCAAAGCGTAAAGCATTGCTTGCAGCCTTTAAACGAAAGCGCTGGACGATGCCGCCAGTGACTGTGCCAAAGCGGTCAGCCTGGTATGTTTGCGGTGTGATCGGGCCAACCATTGCATCTAAATCTGTGCGGTTATAAGCCGTGCCTGATACAAACCGATCAAAGTCAGTCGGCAGCGCATAGTTCTGCGTGCCGTTGACCGTGCTAAAGGTGTGTTCCTTCATCAAAATCGGCCAGTTATTGGCCCGCATCAGTTGAGCGCCTTCGCGGTTAATCATAACCAAAAGCTGCCGCGCAATTGGATCAGTATTGCCAGCAACCGTTGTCGGGCGCTCAAACCCTACAAAGTCGCTAACTGCTTGTGCTATTGTTAGCAGGCTCATTTTTCACCTCTTGCGGTTCAGCCAAGGTTTGGGCCGCAACGGCCACCTCAACAACTAAATCCTCTTTTTGCTTGCTGGC